AAACACCGTCGCTTCCACCGCGGCAATCGTATCGCCCTCGTTGCCAGCTAGCGCCGGCGCGATGTTGATCTGGTAGTCCAGCACATCGGCCGGGTCTTTTGCGGGCCAAACGAGCGGAAGGGCCGTCTGCGCGGCGCTTGCCCGGGCTACGGGTAGAAAACTATCAATATACACAACTCGCGCGCAGCTTGGCCGCCATACATGCGGAACACTCCCTGACATTGCTACCACCGCACCACAATGTAACCACCGGCACCCGCCGCGCCATCATAGGCAGTGCCCGAACTAGTCCCCGCGCCAGAAGCGCCGCCGCCGGGAAACAGCCCGCCATTGCCGGTAGTGCCGCTATTTTGCGATCCGCCCATCGGCGCGGCCCCGCCATTGCCGCCGTTGCTGCCGTAGCCAACCTGCCCGGCGGAGCCGTTGATGTTAACATCGCCACCAACGCCGCTGCCCCCAGGGGTCGCGCCAAAAATGGGCGAGCCGGTATTGGCATTCCCGTTCAACTGCCCGCCCGTCGCGCTCACATAACTGCCGAAACTCGATGTTCCACCCGCCGAAGCCCCCTGGCCACCCACAACGCCGCCCTGCCCGCCAGCCCCAACCGATACCGCAACCACCTGCCCAGGCGTAAGCCCGGTAACCCGGCGGCGCGCATACCCGCCGCCGGAGCCGCCGCCGCTCGGCGTGCCAGAAACCGAGGCAAACGACCCCGATCCGCCGCCCCATACCTCCACCTCCACCTGCGTAACCCCCGCGGGAACGGTAAAGCTATCGGAACTATTGTAACTCGCAACGCCGGAACCAAACCCCGGCCGCAAATCCGGCAGCTTGAACGAAACAAAGGGGGCGCCGGGCAACCGGCTGATGTCGCTCGCCTGCACGGCAATTTGGCCATAGGCGACCGTAACCGTGTACAATCCCACCCAGCCGCTATCAATCGGGGGCGCAGTCTGGGCGCCAATCGCCGCGGGCGCCCCGGCCTTGGCTTCCAGCTGAACCGCCTCAGTGCGCCTTGTCGCCTGCGCCGTGCCGCTGCCGCCCGGCCCGGTGAAGGGTTGGGCGGGATTAACCGAATTGTAATACGGCAACGCCACCGGATCGGCATCCGTCTCCAGAAACGAAGCCTGAACAAGATAGGTGATCGCCTGCCCCGAGGTCTGTGGCGCCGCTAAAGTCAAAACGGTAGAGGAAATATTGATCCCCATTTTCAAAAGCGAATCGCTGGTATCGGCGGCAAGCGAGCCATAAGCTGCCGCGTCAAGCGCGGTTTGTTGCGTGATGCTTCCAGGTCCAACCGACACCGCGAGCGACGCGGGATTGGTCGGCGTGCACGCCAGCCCGTCCACCACCGGCTCGGTTCCCAGCGTCACACTCATCAAATAGCCGAGCGCGATCATCGCGTTGCGGTTGACGGAGAGAAAATCCGTGTCGAGCGGAATACTCCCCGGATAGACAATAACACGGTCCATAATGCCCTCAAGAGTCAGGAAACGATCTTCATCCAAGCGATGCCGTTGGCGGGCATGACTGCGGCGGCGGCGGCATAAATCGCGGCGTCGCTCACCGGCCCGGTTACAGCGCCAGCCGCATACTCGATCGGCCCCGCGCCATAGCCGCAGCCGCCGTTCCAGCCAGCGGCGCCAGCGGCAACCGGGTTTTGCGGTCGCAAAGCCGTAACGAACGCCTGAAACGGCAAAGCCAAACTACCCCACCCGCCAGCCATACCGTAGGCGAACCCGTTGCTAGTGCCGCCGCCGCTCCAGCCGCCCGTATCGGTGGTTCTGGCCGGCTCGAAAACAACCGGCGCCTGCCCGGTCAGATCGGTAAGCGCGGAAATCAACGCCGCGCGCGTGCCGCGCTCCCGAACCATTTCTGCCTGAACCCGGGTGCGGAACGCGGCATCGGCCTCCGAATTCCGCCGGCTTATCGTGTTGCCAAGGAAATCGCTGGCGGCAAGATCGAGCAGCGATCCGGTCACGCTCGCAACGCGCGTCTCGGTGCCTACCGTCTCGATCATTCCTTGAATCGTGGTCCAGGTGGCGGCAAGCCCGGCCAGCACGCTCCCCAGCACCGGCGCCGCCTCGGCAAACCAGCCGGCGGGCAGCACGGCAAGAATACGCGCGGCCATTTGCTCATTGCTATCGGCCATCAGTTCACCGCGATTCCGCTGAGTTTGATGACTCCCGCGGCTGGCGGGGTAAGATCCTGGCTGGCGCCATTTATCGTGACGCCGCTTACGTTCGCGATATAGGAACTTGCCGTGTAAACCACCTGCGCTATCCTGGTCACCGAAAGTACGGCACCAACCGCCAAGGAATTCACATAACCCGTCACCGCCGTGGTTACAGCGGCGATAGCGGCTATCTGCTGCGCCGCTGGAGTCACAGTTACCGATAGCGCCACGCCCGCCTCAACGATCTGCGGCCCCTGCACGCTAAACGTGCTGCCGATTGGCCGCACCCTATCCACCGCGCTGCTAACCGCGTTGAGCAGCGAAGCCGATGGCGCCCCGCTGCCATCGTCAATCGTTATGACAAAATTTCCTAACTGGGTCAGTCCTGTTGGCGTGGTGTTTTCTTGCAGCACCATCGTCAATCCCTGCTGCACGCCCGCCACCGCATAAAGGATCGCCTGCGATGTCGCGCGGGTGCGGGAGTCGAGGAAGCCTTGAAACCGCGCGCGCGCCGCCGCATCGGTCTCTGCGTCCAACCCGCTGGTAAAGCCGCTCGCGTTAGTTACCGTATCGATTCCAGGAATGGGCGTTACCATCAGCGCGACCGCCCCGGCCTGCACATTTCCCAACGAGCCCGCCACCTCGGCCGCTACCGGCACCACAACGGATGCCTGTCCCGCCGGTACAACGTACCCCGAAGCAGCCGCGCTATACGCCGCGTTGGTGGTGTCCGCCGTCACGGTGAAACTTTGCGAGCCGTCCAGCGTCCGCACCACCGCGCCAACCGGCACCAAGGCGGCAGCCGCTGGCGTGTAGCGGGCGAGCGTTACCAATCCCGTCGATGGCACCGCGGTCAGCCGGGTCATACCGAAATCGGCAAGCCAGGTATCGAGATCGCTCCCGCTGCTGGTCGCGGCCCGCGTGGTCTGCAAAACCTGCACAATCAGCCATTGCATCCAAAGCCCGGCCGACGAATTCGCCTCCAATAGCGCTCGCAAAACCGAGCCAACGCTGAGGTCGACCGGCTGCGCGGCGGAAGCCTGGACGGATGCCGCCGCATTCTGCGTCAACGTATTGAAATTCTGCAAATTCAGAATCATGGCTTACGCGCCTACCGGAAAGCTCAGCGTTTGTGTCACGCCGGTATTGGCATCCACATAAGCGATAACCGCATAGAAACTATTGCTGCCGTCATTCGCCGCCTGCACGGTAATCACCGGCTCCGGCGTCTGTGCCACAATCGATTCCTTGAAAATCTGGCTTCTAATCACCGCCGCGATCCGCGAAGCCTCCGCCGGGCTGCCGATCAGCGCCGCAAGCCCGGCGCCGTATCCCAACTGCCAGATATAATCGCCCGGATTGGTCAACAGCCGCCGCAGCACGCGCTGCTGCCCTAGCGCGCTACCGGCGGCGAGAGCGATGTCGCCGCCAGGCCCGAGCGATAGGTCGCTGCCCCATTGATGCGCTATATCCGCCATAGCCTGCCCCGAAATCAATCCTGCTGGTCCGGCACGCCGCCGCTGGGATGGTGATGCGCGTCATAATGCGCGCGCAGCTGCGCGAGCGACCCGTGCTGATCGTAAACATTACCGTTTACGTGCAGGTCGCCCTGCATCGCTATCGTGCCTGAATTGGTGAGTTTCAGGGATGCGCCCGATTGATGCACCAGCCAGAATTCGCCGGCCGGCGCCGTGGGCGGCGTGCGCTGCTGACCCCACGCCGCGCCAACCACCACCCCGTGGTTGGCGTCGCCCTCCTGCGCCAGCACCAGCACCTGATCGCCCGCGCCGGGCAGGCAAACCAGCCCCCAGCCCGCCCCGGTCCACGCGCTCAACACCGGCAGCCAGCCAGTCAGCACGCCTTCAGGTTGCAG